GTATGAAGAGCTATTAGCAGCTATGCCACAAGGTGTTGAGTGGATTGACCTGGGTAACTTCGAGAAAGAAGATAACACCACAGGGTCACAAGAGTTAGCGTGTGTAGGTGGAGCATGTGAGATAGTGTAGCTTATAATTAACATTGTACATTGTATGAAACAAAAGCCCTATAGAATCTCTCTATAGGGCTTTTTTATTACTCTGTTGCTGGGCTGTTTGCAAAAGCTCCTAACCCTAGGCCAATCTTCTGACCTGTTAATAACTGTTGTAAAGTAGTCTCAAAGTTTTTAGGAAGTTGTTTACCTTGCTTAGAAGCTTCTTTAGCTGCTTTTGTCATGTTAATAACTTTGTCAATATTCTTAGTTGCTACAGCTCTATTAGCTAAAAAAGCTGGTAAGAAGGATCTTAACAATCCTCCTACTTTAGGATTAGAAATTCCACTTAGTTCGCGAGAGCTTATTGACAAAGCAAAACCAGATCCTCCAGCTTGAACTCTTTCTAAAATAGCTAACTCTTCAAACAAAGTATCTAATTTTTTAGCTGTTGATGTTCCTGCAAACAAAGCATCAAAAGTTTCTCTATATCTAGGATCTTCAAGTGCCTTTCTCAATTTCTCAAAAGACCTTATACCTTCTTCGGGACTTGTCCTAAGAGTTTCAGCTAAAAAGCCTTTTCTAATTCCTAGCATAGGATCAACATCAAGACCTGTTATTGTAGAATCTTTAGGTAAACTAGCCTTATATTCCGCAGCTAATTTTTTAAGCTCTGCTATCTCTTTAAAGCCGTAAGTATTTCCTTTTTGAGTGAGCATAGCTCCGATCTGAGCTGGGTCGTTAACCTCTAACGCTTTCTTTAACCAAGTGCCAGTGACCACTTTTTGTCCTTTGGCATACATGTCAGTAACGTATTTATACTCTTTAAGCAACTGTGGGCTTAAAGTATCAGCCGACTTGTTCATAGTCGCTTGTAACATGTCAGCAGTTTCTTGTAGAATTGCTACTCTATCCGAGTCAACGTCAGTTCCTCTACCAGCGTTATACAGCCTCTTTTTAATTAAAGACAGTCGTTTATGAGCCTCGTAAAAACTAAGATCACTTGGTAGTGTTTCTAAGTATTTAATATCAGAAGCCACAGCTCCGTTTGGATATTGGAATTGCGGTATTTCGTCACCGTCTTTATCATATCTAGGAGAAGCTCTATATCTTTGTTTAATACTTTTAGCTAATTGCCTACCTTCAGTACCAGCATCTACAACAATACCTTTACCTAAAGTATCTATGTTTTTGTAGAGAGGTGTTACTATCTCACGCAAAGCTTGATCTGTCTGAGTAATGAGAGATTGAAGAGCTTCACCTTGCTGTCTTGGCCCACCAACTTTAAAAGTTTCAAGCAACTTACCAGCCTGGTCTCCCATGTAAGTGCCATAAGTTTGCAAATACTTTTCAACAGTTCCTTTGGTAATCTGAGAAACTTTAGCTACGTTGGTTAAGACCTGTAAAACTTTACTATCTTTAGTTAGCATTGAGGGAAGAAGAGAAGATCCATAATCTTTTAACTTATTTTGCAAGTCAACAATAATATCTATTTTATCTGTATCAAGTGATTTTTTAAAGGGTATGAATTCTTTGCCTGCTTTGTATGTTTTGCTTACTACAGGCAAAGCCAAACCAAAAACTGTTGAAACAATAGCATCTGTTTGAGCAGCGTCCATCGCCTCTTGAACAGCCCTGTCTGGATTAAACTCACGACCTTCAATTAAGTCTTCAATGTTTTCGCCAGCAAACTTGCTAGCAAACACAGCAGTAGCACTGGCGGTTACACCCGCAGCTAAGCCACCTACAAAAGCTCCTGGAGGGCCAGCCACAGCTCCTCCTACAGCAGCTCCTTTAGCTGTTGCAGGGCCAACCACGGCTAAAGCACTTCCAAGCTCTAGTGAAGGAGAGATCCAATCTGCCCATGTTTCTGGATCTGAAGGTTTTGTTTCTGGAGAAATAGTATCGTTTAAAACAGTTTCAATCTCAGCAGAAAAAGAATCCTTTAAAGATTCTAATATAGTTGTATCAGTGACTTCTGTAAGCTCAGGGGCTTGAGCCTCATCAACTCCAAAAGACAAAGAAGAAAGTAAACCAGGATCAACAACTTCTGAGTACGCCTTCATTATTTCACCTTTCCTAAGTTATAGACCGTACCTGAAGCAGGGTCTTTCATGTAACGAACACCGTCTTTCTCTACGACTAGGCTTTTGTACATAGGGTCTGAAAAATTTACCGCTGGTGTCTGACCTAATAAAGATTTTTTGTAGTTTGTATAGTGAGTCTTAACTTTAGCTAGCTGAGCGTTAAGTTCTTCAGCGCCTGCTGTAGGATCTAACGCAGTTAAAGCAGCTTTCAAAAGTCTTAATTCAATGGTAGAAACTTGACCAAGAGCGCCGCCAGTAGGCGAGGATTTACGCATAGCGTCTAGTTTGTCAAAAGCTAAGTTTCCTTGTAATGTGTCTATTCGATTAGCTAATTTTCTGCTGTCTGTTCCTGCAGGGAAAGGAGCTAAGAAGAAGTATTCCCAACCAGCACCACCTTTAGCCACAAGTCCCTCGGCTTCTGCAACTGTAGCTAGTGTATTATCTACAGCGGCTATCTGACTTAATAAAAGACCAAATTTTTCTTGATCTTGTTGAGCAGATTCTTCTGTTGCTACTTTCGGCCCTAACAAACCTAAAGTTTTATTCACAACCTGATACTTTCCATCATCGCTTTTTAACACCTCAAACGAAGGTAGTTTAGAAACTCCGACAGTGTTTATGATATTTCCTTTCTTGTCTAAAACAACGCTATGTTCAATCCCAGTAACAGGATCAAGAACTGTAGACATATTTGTATCTTCAACTTTAGCTGGCCCAAGATCTCTAATGTCTTCTCCTGATTTAGCGTTAATTAATACCGTATGTTCGCGCCCGTTAACATCTCTTTTAATAGTTGTAGTAGTTATATCAGGGTTCTCGCTCGGCCCTATTGTTTTAATATCTTTACCTGTGCTGCTGTTTATAAGAACATTTTGAAGAACACCGTTTACAGAGCGCTTTACCACTTCTGTAGAGATCTGCTTAGTACCTATACCCTGTTTAACACCTAAGTTTTTAATATCAGAACCAGTATCTGAATTGATGAGAATGTTCTCAGTAACACCTTCAACATTTTCTCTCTGTATTACTTGTGTTTTCTTTACGTTAGCTGTTTTAGAATAATCTTTTAAATTACTAGAATTAAGCAACCCTTGTTTAGCTAAAGGAATCATTTCAGGCTGATCTGGAAACGCTTGTGTAACGTAATCAGTCATTGCTTTTCTGTTTGCTTGTTCTTTGGAAGCCGCTAAGTTTTTATCAGCTAGTTGCGTTTCAAACTTCATTGCACTAACGGGATCAGCAATCTTTAATAATTTAAGGAAACGCTGTTGTTGATCTGGGTCATTTGGGTTTAATTTCTGAAGCTCCGTCTTAGCAAGCTCTACAGGGTCTTGCTGCTGTTGTCCAAACATGCCACCAAGGCGACCAGTCAATGCTTCGTTCTGTTTAGCTGCAAAGCCTAGAAGCTGTTGGTCTCTTGAAGGAGAAGTAAACGGACTTGGTTTTTGGTTCTGACCGCTTATGCCTGTTAATAAACCTGCGTAATCTATGTTAGCCATTATTGCCCACCTCCAAATAACCAATCAAAACCTTTACCAATAAGACCACCGCCACCTGGGGCTTCTTGACCCATACCTGCATAAATCTCAGCTATCTGTGCTTCCTGCAGTGGAGACATCTGCTGACCCGTTAATAGACCTAAGATAGCGTCTTGAGTCTGTAGATCAATTCTGTTGCCTAAGTCCTGGCCTTGTACGTAAGACTCAATGCCTCTACCACGTAACTGACTGCTTAGATCAGCGCCTGTGCGTTGACCAGCAGAAGCGTAACCAGCAGGTATTTGACTACCTTCCAGAAGTGATAGAGCTTGCTGTTGTGGGTTGTAACCAGCGTCCATCAACCCTTGAGCTGAGGTTAGTGCTTGAGCTTCTTCTGCTAACACACGCTCTCGTGCGCCTAATGCAGCAGTGTTCTGTGACTCTGCTCTAGCCTGCTCATAAGCAAACTGCTCTGGAGAACCGCCATACTGTGCAGTCTGTATACCACCACGACCACCTGCAAACAAGTTCTCTTGCATCCGTAAGCGGTCTCTCTCTTCACCAGGCTGCTGAGTAGCCCTAATCTGCTCGTAGATGCCTTGTGCGCGAGCTGCAGGGTCTTGGCCTACCTGTCCAAACAACTGCTGAGATTGCCCTAGAAGCTGGTTCTGGAGCTGTTGCTGTTGCGGAGAAAGGTTGAGGTTGTAACCACCTTGAGCAGTTGTACCTATGTTAGCTAAGTTGCTTGTTACAGTGTATGGCTGAAAAGCTGACTCTGCTTTTGAAGTAGTAGCCGCTTCGTTTGCTAAACCTCTAGCTACATTACCACCTTCTCTAGCAACATTAGAAGCTTCGTTACCTAAGTAATAAGCACCAGCAGCTCCAAAGGCGTTTGAGACGTTGCTCCCCTGTCCTTCAAGAAACGGTATGTCGAATAAACCAGGCATTAGTATGATCCTCCAGTAATTGTGTCAGCAGTCAGTGTGCCAGTTATCGTAACAGTAGCGGCAGTCATAGTTCCTGTAAACGCAGGACTAGCTGAGTTAGATTTAGAGTTAACAGCAGTCTGGATGTTGTTAAACTCAGTGTTAATTTCAGTACCCTTTACAATCTTAGCAGGGTTGCCAGAAGCTAAAGAGTCCTTAGTTGCGAAGTTAGTGGTTTTCGTATAATCGGACATTAGAGCATTCTCCCTACTAGAGCGTGTATGTCAATTTTCTGTATTGAAAAAGGTGAGTTGTTAATTTGAGCTTCAATGCCTACTGTCAGCACATTGCCGTTTCCTGAAGCGTTTACTTTAGGTGTGTTAACTACAACAGATCCTGTGTATTCGCCAGTAGTGTTATACTCTGCTATACCGTACTCAGCAGGTACACCGCTACCAAAAATAAATGCTTGCTTTGTGTAGCTTTCTGTGTAATCATATCCCCAGTTTAAGACAGTCTCTGTGCTTTGACCTCCAATAATAGTCAAGTTAAACTTCTTCAAGAACTTCAAGTTAGCTGGACTCTGGAAGTCGTTAGGATTGCTAAAGTAACGCAGCTGATACTGTGTAGTGTCGTCAAGATAGCTACCGTAGCGTATGATGCCTTCACTGTGTCCCATGTACAAAGAGTCGTCAGCAAACATAGTAAACGCAGCAGGCTCTAACGCTGTCCAGGTAGTAACACGAAACGACCCATTCTCTAAAGGCTGACGTACATCAAAGCAATAAACAATATTACTGGACGGCAACGTCAGCAAGTAGAAAGCATGTATAGGGCTATAGATTGACTTAATCTCTTCTCTATGTCCGTTAGCGTGTGCTTCTTCTTCTACAGCAGCCAGTAAGTCACTACGGACATTCATGCTTACATCACGTAGAGGTAGAGACTTCTCCTGGACTATCCTTCCTAAAGACATTATACCACGACTAGAAAGAAAAAGCAAGTCCGTTCCTGTACTTTGTATAGAATCTCTTGCAATACAACCTGTACCTTCAACTGTGTCGTGTAAG